GACAGCAATTTGGTATTAAACGCACCGTTGCTGTTGAATTATGAGTTAGGCAACTAAAATGAAGTCACCTTATTACCAGCAGGAAGGCATCACGATTTATCATGGCGATTGCCGCGAAGTCATGGCGGGCTTGCCCGATGGTCTTTGTAGCCTTACGGTCTCATCCCCGCCTTATAACATGCGGACGCGAATCCGCAACGGCGAGTACACCACCCGCGAGAACTCCGAGCATTTCAGCAAGAAGTACGCGCACTTTGGCGATGATTTATCCATTGATGAATACTTTGAATTTCACAGTTACGCCCTCCGCGAAATGATGAGAATTTCAGGGCTTGTATTTTGGAATATTCAAATCGTCACAGGTAGCAAAGAAGCCGTGTTCAAAATCATTGGTCAGTTTGCTAGAGAGATAAAGGATGTAATCGTTTGGGATAAAGGTCATGGTCAGCCCGCTATGCACAATGCCGTAATCAATAAGGCGGCGGAGTTGATTCTAATTTTTGAAAAGGAAGCGTCAGCAGGTAGAGCATTTTCAAAGTCTTATTTTCCGCGTGGAGAAATGCCCGACATTTGGCGCATGAAGCGCGGCGATAACACAGAAAGTCACGGCGCAACCTTCCCGCTTCATCTTGCAGAAAGAGCGATTACAGGATGGAGCGCAATCGGTGAAACAATCCTCGACCCGTTTATGGGAACAGGCACAAGCCTTTTAGCCGCAAGGCTATCAGGTAGAAAGGCGGTAGGCATAGAAATCTCCGAAAAATATTGCGAGTTGGCGGTCAAGCGTCTTGCTCAACAGCCGCTATTTACGTTGCCTAACAACCGCTTGCACCCGACCGCCTTTGGCGCTGGGACTGCGAAGGCTATTTCCCTGTTTGATAACATTCAAGAGGATGACTCGCCCGCTACACACGGCGGCGGGTAAAGCGAACCGTTGGGCGCATGGAGGCGCAATGAACGATAGAGAATTTTTGATGTGGTTGCACGCAAGGCTTACCGAAGTTCATGGCGAGCATTCGCTAGTGGATTATATGCGCAAATTCAGGGCTGTTATATCTAGCATCCCCGAAAATCAAGTTACCCCCAACGATGGGCGTGGCGGTAATAATCTTGAGTCTCTCCGCGAGAAGTGCGCCCAACAAAGCGTGCAACGGAGCGGCGGAAGGCTGGCGCAAAAAAGGTATCGTCAAAAGCGGGCAAGTCTTTACGAGCCGCCCGCTAACGCAAGCCGTTAGCCCGCTCGGAGCAAATGATGTCCTGGAAAAGCAAAGTCGGTCAATGTGATAGATGTGGCAAAGAAGGCAAGTTGATTCCTGCCTTCGGTAAGTATATTTGCCATGAATGTAAATCTAACCGTCCCAATAAAATGCAGGGCAATGCGGGCATGTTTGAATCAAGTCAAATGGCTATTACTTTCGGGAGCAATCTATATCTTGAGCGTGTTCCTAAAAGTAACGTTGTTTTTGGTAAGATGTTTTTTGAACATTATCCAGAGAGTAAAGGAATACCTGGGCGCTCATTCTGCTATCTTATTCACAACAACGGGGCGGTGGCAGGAATTATAGGCTTCAATTCGCCGCCTTCAAACTATAAAGTTTTCCGTGAATATTTTCAAGTGGATAATGACAATATCTATATGTCAAACAATGTTTTTCGCATTGTAGAAAGTGAGCATAATCTGGCAACAAAAGTTATGAAATTAGCAAGAGAACAATTACAGCGAGATCATATCCAGAAATGGGGCTTTCCTCTAATCGGTCTGGTTACTTTTGTAGAGCCGCCACGCACTGGCGCGCTTTATAAAGCTGACAATTGGGATTATCTTGGAATGTCAAAGGGTATTTCCATGAAGCGTGATAAAGAAACATGGGATAAGGTATTTACCCAAGATGTTCAAAAATTAATCTATGGTTACAAATACAAGATGTCTCGCTATTATTCACTCGTGAAGGCTTTGGGCGGGCTAACACCACATGCACCAGACGTGGGGGAAGCTGCGGCATCTCAGGCATTATCCAAACCCGAAGTTTTATTCACTCAACAGGCGGAGTCTACACCCGCCCCCACGCTGGTAATGTAAACCGTTAGATGCTTCGTGAAAGGATAGTTACATGGCAAAATTTTACGTCACTAAAGAAGAAACTTGTCCGCGTTGCAAAGGATGGAAGTTTGTCCAAGCGCAAATCTGGAAAGATTATTGGGAATGGTTCAACAAATTCAAAAAGAAAAGCGGGCGCATTCCCAATCGTGATGAAGATCGTGATTGGTGGGCTGAATTGGGATATTGGGAAAACGACCCAGATGAACCCATTCCACCCGAAGAACATGAATGCCCTGATTGCAATGGTCTGGGCGTGAAAGTCGAGAAAGTTGAATTGGCTGATGCTCTCCGCGAATTGGAGCGCATCTAACATTGCGTGGAGGGGACAGGTGGGAATTCTGGCGGTATCTGAAAGTTGATTCAAGCCCGCCCCACCTGCCCCTCACGCCAGCCGTTAGGCGTTTGCTTTGCAAAACGAAAGGTCTCTTATGTGGAAATATAACGATGGAGGCAGAAAATCCGCAGGTTATAAAGGTCAGGCTGGTGATTGTGTAACTCGCGCAATTGCCATAGCCACAGGCAAGCCATATCAAGAAGTTTATGATGCTTTGAATGGTCTTGCAGTAAATGAGCGCACAGGAAAGCGCAAGCGCGGAAAGTCGTCAGCGAGAAATGGCGTTTATCGCTCTACGTTTGCAAAATATCTTTTGTCGCTTGGTTGGAAATGGAATCCAACAATGGCAATCGGGCAAGGATGTAAAGTTCACTTGAAAGAAAACGAATTACCGCGAGGTAATCTGATTGTCAGCGTAAGCCATCACATGGTCGCAGTCGTCAATGGCATTATTCACGATACCCACGACCCTTCACGCGATGGTACTCGTTGCGTTTATGGGTATTGGTCAATCGGTGAAAACGCCTAACAAAGCGTGCAGTGGATTTGCGGGAGTCTGCGGCTTCGAGAAGCATTTTTCTGGCTTTGGTTTTTTTCTGCTCTCAGGCATTTTCCCAGCCCGCCCACAAACCACTAACGCAAGCCGTTAGGCACTTTCTTCAAGAGGCATAGTCACATGAAGTTTATCTCATTGTTTGCAGGAATTGGCGGTCTTGATTTAGGCTTAGAGCGTGCAGGAATGGAGTGCGTTGCTCAGGTTGAGATTGATGATTTCTGTCAGAAAGTGCTTACAAAACATTGGGTGAATGTCCCAAAATTCAAGGATGTGCGCGATGTCGGAAAACACAATCTCCCAACAGCCGACCTTATTTGTGGCGGATTCCCTTGCCAAGATGTCAGCATGGCGGGAAAACGAACAGGGCTTGAAGGGAAGCGTACAACTCTCTGGACTGAATACCACAGAATCATTTGCGAGATTAGACCTAAATGGATATTGGCTGAAAACGTACCAGGGCTTTTATCAAGCAACAATGGACAATTCTTCGGAAAGGTTCTCAGGGACTTGGCCGAAAGCGGGTATCATGCAGAATGGCAAAGTGTTTCAGCGTTACTCTTTGGTGCATCTCACACACGAGAGAGAGTTTTCATTGTGGGCTACCCCGCAGGTCGGTATGATAATTGCGGAGAGATATTCACTAAAGACTTCTTACAAGCATTATCTGGAGCGCAGGCAGACACATATCACCCAGCAATTCAGGGATGCCCGAATGTGGGCGCATGGGTTCAAGCCACTGGATACAGTTGGGAAAATGCCGCCAGAGTTTGCGGAGTGGATCATGGGGTTTCCGCAAGGATGGACAGACTTAAATCTCTAGGCAATGCGGTCGTGCCGCAGGTGGCAGAATTTTTAGGTAATGTCATTATGAAGGCTGAAACGTGCCTAACACCGCGTGAACCCGACAAGGGCGGGCTGTGGCGCAAGATGAGTTATTCGGATAATTTTATGGTTCTGCGTTCTCGCCCTTGCGGGTAACGCAAACCGTTAGGTGCTTCATGAATTTCATAAGTTTATTTGCTGGCATAGGTGGTCTCGATCTCGGTTTTGAACGCGCAGGAATGACGTGTGTTGCTCAAGTCGAGAAAGACCCGTTTTGCCAAAAGATTTTACAGAAGCATTGGGCGCATGTCCCAAAGTATGGAGATATTCGAGATGTCGGAAAACACAACCTCCCATCAGCCGACCTTATTTGCGGCGGATTCCCTTGCCAGCCTCACAGTTATGTTGGGAAGCGAAGAGGCAAGGCAGATGACCGTAACCTCTGGACTGAATATCTTAGAGTTGTTGATGAGATCAAACCGAGATATGTCGTTGGCGAAAATGTTCCTGGACTCATTACCACCATGCTCGACGAAATTCTATCTGACTTGGAGAGCCGTCACTACACCGCAACGCCGTTTGTTATTCCAGCTTGTGCCTTCGATGCCCCTCACAGAAGGGACAGAGTTTTTATCATCGCCAAATATTCCAACTCCAACAGCGGCGGATCACTACAAGGGCAATCTGAAAAGTTCGCAAACGAAGGAAGGCAGTATGCACAGCGTGACGCTTCCTCAACTAATCTCTATGTTGCCGACACCGAGAGCGGGAAATCCTGGAAGTCGCCCGAACAAAAAGGGCGGGAAAATTCTCAACGAAGAAATTGGGAAAGCCACTGGTATGAAGTTGCAACCCGCCTTTGTGGAGTGGATGATGGGTTTCCCCATCGGGTGGACAGACTTAGAAGCCTCGGAAACGCCGTAGTGCCACAAGTCGCTGAGTATGTCGCTCGATCAATCTTGCAAGCCGAGAACGCACCTAACACAGCGTCGAGCGGACTCATCGAAAGCGGTGGCACTTTGCCCGCCGAAGTCGTGAAAGTTGAAACTCGTGAGCCAGCGTAAAGCCGCTCACGCAAACCGTAGGCGTTTCAATCATAAAGGAGAAAATCTAATGTCAAAATCATTACGCAGTATGTCCGAGTCCGAGCGCAAGGCAGCCATTGCTCGCCGTCTATCAGCCAATACCAAAGGTCTTGGCTATTGGGCAGCCGTTGACGCACAAGCACGCCTAACAAAGCGTGCACTGGACGCGGCGAAACGTGCGGCAAAACTAAGGTCTGGTGATGGCAAGGTTCTGAATGATCCGCCGCGCCAGTAACGCAAACCGTTGGAAGGACTCTTATGGATAAAAAAGATTTGCCAATGAACGATCTTATAAATGCGGTGAATGGCGTCCTGGAGTGGCACGACGAGAATTTGTCGGATAGCGTAAATCGAGAATATTCAATCAAAGTTTTGCGCGATGCGTTGCAGTCCTTCCAACAAAGCGTGCAGTCGGACGTGGCTACACCGTCCGCTCAATGTGGTTGTCTTGCTTATGAGGGTACTGGTAAGTTGTGCGGGTATTGCAATCGCCCGCCACGCCGCTAATGCAAACCGTTAGCAGGCTTCCTTATGCCATACGCACCTTTACGCCCATGCGCTCAACCTGGATGTCCAGAATTAGTAAAAAGCGGTTTTTGCAATAAGCACAAACACAGTTTTGGATATTATCCAAACTTACGAAAGCCGCTAACAATTGAAGTCATTATGGTGATTGGCGCACCCGCCAGCGGAAAATCTTCTTTTGTTGCAAAGAACAAAAAGGAAGGCGATATTGTTTTAGATTTGGATGTCATCAAATCCGAAATATCTGGCAAGCCTTTACACTCTGCACATGATAAGTATATTTTTGAAAAGGCTCTCGCTTTCAGAAATAAAACTTTAGAGACTTTGCAGTTTACGGAAAATAAGGGTCAAGTCTTATGGTTTGTAATTGGCGCACCAGATAAATATGACCGCCAAAAATGGAAAGATTTATTACGCCCGTCAAAGGTTTTTATTATGCAATGTTCTAAAAAAGATTGTTTGTCTCGAATAGAACAGCGCAAAAGTGAAACCGAATGGGAACAGATGAAAGCCGTTGAGAGATGGTTTTCAAACTACGAGACGATGGAAAATGAAATCGTCGTCAATACATCAAATGAGTAGGTTGTTCAACCAAACGCCTGCTAACAAAGCGTGCAGTGGATGTGTGGGAGTCTGCGCGGTTTACAAGCATTTTTCTGGCTTCGGGTTTATCCTGCTCTCAGGCATTTACCTAGCCCGCCCACACACCACTAACGCAAGCCGTTAGCCCGCAAAGGAGAAACAATGTATAAAATTCGATTTGTAGATGAGTGCGGCGGTTATTGCTTGTCGAGAAAGATGAAAACAGCCTGCACTTTTTCGTTCATTTTGATTGGCAGTCCGCAAACGAGCGTCTTGTTAGGCTCAATGCGGGCTAACAAAGTATGCACTTGACGGGTGGTAGTGTCCCCGTCTGCAAGCGCGCAGCCACTAACACCCATGCCGTTGGGTAAGTCTTATATGTTTTAATGTATAATTCATGAACAATTGAATAATTTGCAGTCCTAGTTCATCTGGGACATTCTGTTGGTTGATGCACCCGACGATTCTATGGAGTTGTCGGGTGTTCTTGTTTAACTCAAACCATAAGGAGATGAAATGAAAATTGATTTAACTCAAACTTTGAAAGAGCTCGGATTGCCCGTTGGGTTGGGGGTGATCTTTGCTGCCATCCTGGGATTATTCGGCGTACCACTGGAAAATATCCTACTGATCATTGAAGGTCTCGCTGGCACGTCTGCATTGGTCGCTTTGTTGATCAATGTGCTGAAGTGGGCAGGTGTGGTCAATGATGGGACTGCGGGGAAGTGGTCTGCGGTAGCGAACCTAGCGGTCCTTGTCATGGTCACTGTGGTATATAAACTTTATCCGCAGTTTGAATTCAGTGACGTGGATGTACAACTCGCCGAGTTTGCCAAAGTCGTTGGGATTGTGTTTGCCTATGTGGTGCAGATCGTGGGAACCAAACGCTTCCATCGAACACTCGTGCATGGATTCAATGTTCGTGCTTTTTCACATCACGGATAATGCCTAGAAAACCGCCACGTCCATGCGCTCAACATCCCTGGCTGTTGGTGGCTGATGGTGATGGTTGTCCTGAGTGTGCCAAGCAAGCAGGACGACCATCGCTCAAGTCCACACTGGAGGATGCTCGTCCCAGTGCGGCGAGACGCGGCTATGGTGTCGTCCATAAAAAAAAGCGTGGAGATTTGATCAAGCGACTCAAATGGTGCGAAGATCCATATCATCGCCATCCGCATGTGCGTGTCCTTGGAACTGTGCGCGACCATGTTGTCCCTCTTCGACAAGGTGGTACTGATGATAAAAGTAATGAACAATTGTTGTGTAATTCATGTCATAACTATAAGACCGCCCATGATGGCAGTCGCACTCGGGGGAGGGGGGATTGAATCTCTGACTATGGGATTGCCTATACCGGTTGGGTGCCTATGCACATTTTTTTCTCCCAATGTCGGAAATTCCCGAACCAGGGTGTTTATATGCCAGCACGTAAACCAGTATCTTTATCAACTCGACATGATACCAAAGCGGACCGTGAGGCACGTGTTTCGGCGGAGTCTATGATGACGCCAAAGACTGCATTGAAAATCAAGCCGCCCGCCGAGTTGAAGGGACACGCGTCAGCCGCGGCAATATGGAGGCGACTGGTGGGACTGTACGTCGAGACCGAAGGGACCATCGTCACGGCGTTCGACGCGGACATCCTCGTCAAATATTGTTTAGCGGAGGAGGAACTGATCGAGTTATTCCTTTTGCGTGCATCAATCAAAAAATTGTGGCTTCAACATCTGAAAATGTTGAACGCTATGAAACCAAAAGCGGATCAGCTCAAGCATTACTTCGACGCCCTCGCCCAGGCGAACGCGCTCTTGCAGCGTTTTCAGGGCATGGATGCGCGCATGGATGGCAAACGGAAAATGATATTCGCCCTGGCTCAATCGTTGTATTTGACCCCGCGTTCACGTGCGGGTGTGGTGCCGCAGGAGAAGGAACCAGATGAACCAAAGAGTGAAATGGAAGAGATGTTATAGGTATGCTATTCGATGAATCAAAAGCCGAGCGGGCGGTCAAGTTTATTGAGTTGATGAAGCTCACGGGTGATTTTCATGGTCAACCTTTTCGGCTGATGCCGTGGCAACGGCAGATCGTGTGGGATGTGTATGGGACGTTGAACCCGCGTGGCGTGCGCCAGTATCGTTATGTCTATGTCGAGTGCGCCAAAAAGAACGCCAAGAGCCAGCTCACGTCCGGGGTCGGGAATAAGCATCTCTTTGATCGTGAAGAACCAAACGGACAAATTGTTTTGTGCGCTGGCGATCGTGAACAGGCAGAGCAAACAATTTATTATCCCTTGGTGGAGATGATCGAGCAGGAACCGGCGTTACTGAAACGGGTGAAGATCACCGACAGCAAGAAGTTAATCGAGAACAAAGAGACCGGCACTATTTTGAAGGTCATCAGCGCCGAGTCGTATACCAAACATGGATGGAATATCTCCTGTTGCGTATTCGATGAACTCCATGTCCAACCTAATCGTGATCTATATGATGTGATGATCAAGGGCGCAGGCTTGGCGCGCCGCCAGCCGATTTGGTGGGTGATCACTACAGCAGGCGATGACCCTGATCGGCTTTCGATAGCGTGGGAAGTGCATGAGAAAGCCGAATCAATTCTAAAGGCGCGGGAGGCGGGTAACAAGAAAAAGGATATCTCCACCTGGTATCCCGTCATCTATGCCTATAACGGGGAAGACATTTACAACGAGGCAAACTGGTCGAAGGCAAACCCGTCGCTGGGCGTCACATTACAGGTCGAAGATCTGCGTGATTTGGCGGAGGAGGCGAAGTTGCATCCTGCCGATGAACGTTTGTTTCGCTGGTTGAATCTCTGTCAATGGGTGACCACCAAACTTTCTAGCTGGCTGCCACTCGATCTCTTCGATTCGACCATAAGCGCGTGGAGTCGTGCGGACCTGCTGGGCAAGGATTGTTATCTCGGTCTCGACCTTTCAACGACGACCGACCTGAGCGCCATGTGCCTGGTCTTCCCGCCTCAAGACGGATTCGATGACTGGCGCGTCATCTGGGACTGTTGGATACCTGAAGAGAACATGCAGAAGCGCATCAAGGAAGACCATGTGCCGTATAATGAATGGGCGGCGCAGGGGTGGGTCCAACCCACCGAGGGCAACGTCATTGACTACACTGTCATCGAGGAGCGCATTCAGGAGGCTCGCAAACTTTATAAGGTCATTGAATTGGATGGAGATAAATCATTTGCCACGATGCTATGGCAACGACTCGAACAGGATCATCTGACCTGCGTGGATATCCCCCAGCAATATGCGGTGTTGACTGATCCGATGAACCAGGTGGAAGTGCTCCTGCGTAACAAACAACTGACCCATGAAGCGCATCCGGTGGCGCGTTGGTGCTTTGGCAATACATCCATCGTCAAGAATGGAAATGCGCAAATCAAATATATGAAGGAACGCAAGGGCAAGAATCTGGACCGCACAAAGCGTATTGACCTGATCGTTGCCTGGGTCTGTGCGATGGCGCGTGCCAAATTTTATGAGACATCGAAAAGCGTATACGAGAAACGTGGCATGCGCAGGATTGGAGTGAGCGACGAGGGGTAACATTCTCTCCTTGACTTTTAGGTTTTAGAGTGCTATTATTTTCCTATGGCGGGTGACGTGTCCCTTTCACGCCATCCGCCATAGGAAAATATCCAGCGCAGTCCCAGTTTTTTACCGGGACGTTTGTCAGAACCGATGCGCCTGACGAGTCACAAGACTCGTCAGGCGCTTTTTGTTTATGGAGAAGAACCTTGCCAGATAATTCATCATCCACAGAGAGTCTACTGACACAAATTGACAAACTCCTGGAGGAGGATGATCTTTCGACCAAAATCGGATTACGATTTGCTTTTTCGGTTCTGCGCGAGGCGATGACAGTGGTCACCGATATCCATGAACGCGTCAAGACTGCCGAGCAGGGCTATGCCTCCATGTCGCACCTATCCGATCAAATGGATGATGTTTTGAAGAAGGTCAATGTGATGTGGGTTGGGTATCAAATCGGGATTTGGGTGGCGACGATTTTCGGAGTCTCAGTGGTTGGGTTGATCTGGTCGTTGATTACGGGAGCGGCAAAGATTACCTTTGCGCCCTGATAAGGAATTAATGAACGTCATTACATCCCGAGCGCACGGCATCGATGTTTCTAAATACGATCTTTTTTTTAGACCGGTTGAGGCGGTGAACCAGCTGGATTTTGGGGTCCAGCGAGTTGGGTATGGATTGAAACGGGATGAAGCGTTCGATACACTGTGGCTTGGTATGATTCAGATGGCGATCCGAGGCGGGTATCACTATCTGAATTCGGGTTTGAGTTGGCGATCGCAGGCGGACAAGTTCATCGAATATGTTGGTAATCTGCCCTATCATTTTTTTGTGAGCGACTTCGAACAGGCATTCAACACCTTAAGTGTTGATTTCGCATATCAGGCATGGCAGTGGATCAACTATGTTGAACAGACGACGGGTAAGCCGGTGCTGTTGTATACGTCGCCGTCACTTTATAACGAGTATATCTATCCGAGCCAGTCGAAGTATGGCATCGACTGGAACAAGATTGATCTGTGGACTGCACAATGGTTTTATGAGCCGAACCCGGATGGGACGCCAATCAACCCGATAGGGAGAACCACGCCGTGGAAATTGTGGCAATACACAGACAAGGCAATGGGTACCCAGTATGGGGTTTCGAGAGACGGGGCTTGCGATCTGAATGTATATAACGGTTCGGTTGCACAGATGAGAGCGTGGCTGGATCTGGAAACGATCGAACCGCCGAACAATGGAGGCAGTATGCACTACGGAAAAATAAAAGTCTTTACGAACATCCGCAACAGCCCGCCCGGAGGATCTTATGTAGATATAGGCGACCTGAACGCAGGCGATACGGTGACTGCCGATGAAGTGCGCCAGGTGAACGGATATCCGTGGTGGCATTTGAAATCATGGAGCCGCAATGGTGTGGCGTTGATGTTGCCTGCCGCGGAGTGTTGGGCGTATGGCATGAACATCGAAGAGCTGGCTCCGCCGGTTGCGACCCTGCCGGATTTACCTGTGACGATCATGCTGGGCGATGATATGACCTACGTCAAACAGACCGTGAACGTCACGTTGAAAGCGAAAGCATGAGCCCTTTTATTTCAGTCATTCCAGGTTTGAGCGCGCCGGATGTCAGTGGGATCGTCCCGCCGCCCGATGATTACGAATTGATGATGGTCAGACGCTGGGATGAACCCGTGATGCAGTCGTATGGCTTCAGTGTCAACCGAGGCGGCGCGCCAGTCGGTCAATTCCAGGTGGTGACTTGTTATGTGTGGTCTGAAACGGAGGGGCGCTGGTCTGGGCAATGGTCAGCGATCTCGAATTACAACAAGTTGACTCACTCCGATATGCTGAATATCGGCAGATTGCAACTGCTCGAACATCACTATCCATTCTGGATCGACGGGGAAGATTTATTGTTGATGCAGAATGTGGTTCTGCCGGATGGGTTTACATTGAAACAAAAGATGGGCTGGTTATACAACCCCTTGACGCAATGGAGCGAAAAACCCGCCACAGAAATATGGGGTATCGGCGAGTGGCATGAAACCACGGAAGCCCGTTTCGGCACAATGGTCAATGGCGGGCAGATGGTGGCGGTGAGTAAGGAGCGCCGCATTTTCCAGGTGCGAATGCCGGAGCGTATGACGGTGGAGAATGTGCCAATGCGGAAGTTGTTGACGTTCAAACGAGCGGACTTCGGCAAGAGCCACGAACAATATCCTTACCTGTTGCAATGGGCGACAGCCGCCAACCTGCCGGATAATTCTTATGGCGAGTATATGCGTGGGCATATTGCGGTCCCGGTGGCGTTGGAGCCCGACGAGTTTGATTTTAGCGGGATCTTTCGGCCCACCGATTATTATCTGCCGGAAGTCTGGTTGCGAGGGGTGGTGTAATGCAGACTCTGCGCGCACGGTGGGCGTCCCTGGAACATGTCGAACGGACATACTGGCTGGGTCTGGTCTTATTGTTCCTGGGCGTGAGCCTGGGTGTTTCTGTGGCAACAGCCCTGACCGTCTGCGGTGCGGTGCTCGTGGGCGAGAGCATCCTGACCTCCTATCTGGCAGGCTGGATGGGAATGAGGCAATGATGCCATTGACCGTGTCGATGTTACGCTCAAACCAACTGGTGGAGAAGACCGTGCGCGGTACGCGTGCGGCGGGTACTCAAAAGAGCTACAGCGAGGAGAAAATCACGCCGGAGTTATCGCTGACTGTCTCGGCGGTCCTGGCGGCGTTCACGATTCTCTCGGAGGATATTTCCTCCCTGCCCTTGATTCTATATGAACGGCAGGGTCGCAACAAGTTTCGCGCCACCGACAGCCAGTACTACCGGCTCTTGCATGATCAACCGAACCCTGAACATTCGAGCATGGTATTCCGTGAATTGATGATTGGGCATTTGCTGGGCTGGGGTAACTTTTTCGGTCAACCCATTTTCGATAAACGGGGTGACGTGCAGGAAATCTGGCCCCTGCGACCTGACCGGATGCGGGTCGAACGTGTGAACGGCGAACGTATTTATTATTATCAAACGACGGATGGCAAACCCCGCATCTTTTTGAACGAGGAAATATTACACATCCCCGCTTTTGGCTTCGACGGTTTGATTGGATATTCGCGCATCGCCCTGGCGCGCAACGCCATCGGGCTTTCGATCTCCACCGAGAAATTTGGTTCGAAGTTCTTCAGCAACGGGGCTACGCCTGGCATTATATACAAACATCCGAGTCAACTATCCGATAAAGCATTTGAACGTTTGAATGATTCACTGGAGAAGAAAAAGGGCGTGGAACAGAGTCATCAGCCGATCATTTTGGAGGAGGGCATGGGTATAGAGAAATTGGGCATCCCGCCCGATGATGCCCAGTTCCTGGAGACGCGTAAGTTCCAGGTCTCTGAAATTGCTCGCATCTTTCGTGTCCCGCCTCACATGATCGGCGATGTGGAGAAAAGTACCAGCTGGGGCAGCGGCATTGACAGTCAGGAACAGGGCTACGTCAATCATACAATCCGCCCGTGGGCGACGCGCATCGAACAGGAATTGAATCTGCGCATCCTGCCACCCGCAGACCGCGCCTCATTTTTCTATGAGCATTTGATGGATGGACTATTGCGCGGCGATATCGCCGTTCGGTATCAGGCGTACATCGGCGCCATCACGAACGGTATTATGTCGCGCAATGAAGTTCGTGTACGTGAAAACATGAACCCGCGCAAGGGTTTGGATGCCATTCTGATGCCGTTGAACATGACTACGGTGGACGATGGTAGCTCTGCCAACTCGAACGGCGCCACGTCCTCGGCGACGAATGCGCTCGACCCGTTGTGGCGCGATGCGATTGGGCGGGTGCTGAAACGCGAGACCAATGATGTATTGGGCGCATCGAAACGGTGGCAGGCAAAGGGTCAGACTGACACGTATGATCGATGGGTCGAGTCGTTCTACCGCAAGGATCATCTGGCGTTTGTGCAGAAACAATTGAAGCCGGTGCTGGATGCGCAGATGCGCCTGTTCGCTGTGGATATCAGCGAACGGCTGGATTTATTTATGTTGGAGTTTTTGACCGACCGCATCGAGCAGTCGAAACAGATCACGTATGAGCAATTATTGGACACGCTGGACAAATACATCGAGACGGCAACCAATCAATTTATGACCTTTATCCATGAGTGCGTCGAGGATGCGCTGACCGTGGGCGAGGAAATGGAGCTGGTGTATGAATAACCCCATTCGCGTGGTGGAAGGCAATACCAAACCGTTCGAACCATTCTGGCGCGTGCGGGATGCGTTGCAGACAGACGGCGACCCTGAGATCGAGTTCTATGGCTACATCTCGGAATGGTCATGGCTGGGCGATGACATCACGCCCAAGAAATTCAGGGAAGACCTGTACGCCATCGGCAAGGGCGGACCCATCACCGTGCGGATCAATAGCGGCGGCGGCGAAATATTTGCGGCGTCGGCGATCCGCTCGACCCTGTTGGATTACCCCGGGTTTGTGACGGTCAAGATCGACGGGCTGGCGGCGTCCGCGGCTGTGGCTGTGGCGCTGGCGGGCGACAAGATTCATATCTTCGATACCGCGTATATGATGGTTCACAATCCAGGGTTCTCGTTCTTGCTTGGTTGGATGACGGCGGATATACTGGAAAAATTCTCGGAACAATTGAAACTCTTCAAAGACGGACTGCTCAATGCCTATATGGATCGCACTGGCATGGAGCGGGAACTCATCTCGAAGATGCTGGACGATGAAACTTGGATGACTGCCCAGCAGGCGGTTGACCTGGGTTTTGCCGATGAGGTAATTACGGGCAGTAGCCCGATCAAGCAGGATGTGCAACAAGCTGTGCAACAAGCCGTCCGCAATTACATCAATGTGCCACCGGCGTTATTGAACACGGTGACTGTTGGAAATCCCTTACCGGCTGGGCAGGCGCCCGGCGGTGAGTCACAGATGCCGGGACTGACGCAGGAGCGTGAGCGGCTGGCAACACAAAAAGAAAAAACGTTTCAAGGAGCAAATATTATGAATATACGAGACCTCATGAAAGAACGCGAGAGTCTCCTGGCGCGCGCCACGAAATTGGTTGATACAGCGGATGCAGAATCCCGCGACTTCACCGAAGATGAGCGCGCAGAATACCAGGAAATTCTTGGCATCGGCGAAGAGACCGGAAAACTTGGCGCGCTCGATACGAAGATCGAAGCGATTCGAGCCGAGCGCGAAAAATTGCGCGCCGCCGCCGAGAAAAATTTCTCAACTAATGAACCCATCAAACCCGATAATACCGGGAAGAAAACCATCAGTCGCGCCGAATACGAAGAGCTCGATCAATCAGCTCGCGCCGCCTTCATCAAATCTGGCGGGCGGGTCGAAGAATAATCTTTTAACAAGGATACAATCTCATGGCTAATACCCTTACAAATCTCATTCCCGATGCCTATGCCGCATTGGATGTGGTCTCCCGCGAACTGGTTGGGTTCATCCCCAGTGTAGCGCGTGATTCAAACGCCGATCAGGTTGCGTTGAATCAAACCCTGCGCATTCCCTCCGCGCCCGCCAATGTGGCTGGCGGCGATATTACCCCGGCAATGTCGTTTCCTGCGGCGTCAGACCAAACCATCGGCAATAAATCCATCACCATCTCGAAGACCCGTTTCTATCCGTTCTCATGGACCGGCGAAGAGCAGAAGTCCATTGATAAGGGACCCGGTTTCCTGACGGTCAAGCAGGATGCGATTGCGCAGGCGATCCGCGGCTTGATCAATGAGATGGAATTGGATATTGCGCTGGCGGCTTATAAAGGCGCATCGCGCGCATTCGGAACTGCAGGCACCACACCATTCGCTTCCGACTTATCGGATACCGCCAACCTGCGCAAGATCTTGGATGATAATGGCGCGCCGTTGTTAGACCGTACACTGGTGATTGGCACAACGGCTGGCGCCAAGGTTCGTACCCTGACCCAGTTGACCAAAGCCAACGAAGCCAACGACAGTTCCCTGCTTCGCCAGGGCACGCTCCTGGATGTGCATGGGTTTGCATTCCGTGAATCCGCGCAGGTGCCGACTGTCACCAAAGGTACCATGACCGGCGCGCTGGTCAACAATGGCGCTGGTTATCCCGTTGGGACGACCACCATTGCATTCGACACCGGCACCGCAGGCGCCACCGGCTTCCAACGCGGCGACGTGATCACCTTTGCCGGTGACACCAATAAGTACGTTGTGGATACCACCATCATTGCCGCCTCTGGCAACCTGGTGATCGCCGCACCCGGCTTGCGCCAGGCAGTGGCGGATAACGCCGCCATCACCGTCGGTGGCAACTTTGCCGCCAATATGGGCTTCAGCCGCAATGCGATTCTGCTTGCGACTCGTTTGCCCGCTGTCCCAGAGGAAGGCGATATGGCAACCGACCGCACCGTGGTGACAGACGAACGTTCTGGTATCTCATTGGAATTTGCAGTCTATCCGGGTTTTCGCATGAACGTCTATCACGTCTCCCTGGCGTGGGGCGTGAGTGTGATCAAGCCGGAGCACGCCGCGATCTTGTTGGGATAAACAGAAATACTTGACTTTGGACTGCCCGTCGCTGAACCGGGCGGGCAGTCTTCAAGGAGCAGATATGCTACTAAAACGCATCTACGACGAAACCGACCTGTCTCGCTACAAAATGGAGCGTGTTGCGCTCATGGAGGCATGGCAGGTGAAATTGAAAACCGTCGGTGTCCCCGATGAACTGGTGGAATCGTTTACCAAACAGATCGGCGACAAGCTGGTCAATCCGCCGTTGATTGCAGAATTGGAATTGCTCCACACCGGAGTCAAGGCGGAGCAAAACTTCTCGACGCCCATGATTACCGAGTTCATGAAACTCGGCATCGTAAACATCGCAGGCGATCAACTGACGCTGCGCACCAGGTCGGAAGATTTACAGTACACCATCAAGCGCATGCCTGGTCGTTGGTGTCTGCATTGCGGCGAAAAATTATCCGACGATCAGAACGGCGAGCTGGCGCGCCTGCACGTTGCGATGAAACATAAAGGTAAACCCAGCCCCATTGAAGCGGAACCGGCTGGCTATCAATGGCTGACTTATTTTGAATGTGTACTGAATAAAAAACAACACAATCAATATAAAAAAGAGGCAGGCAAAAATGGCTGACCTGGTATTCAATATCTCGAAGGGGCGGGTGGCGGAGCTCTATAACCGGGTTGACACCAACGATCCGGCGAATAGCGCCATCATTATCGCACTGCTTGCATCCTCCGGCGTCGAGAGTGATGCCACTCTGCGGGACAAAGACACATTTGCCGATTTGGTTTCAGGAGCCACCAATGAGGCGACCAATACCGGCTATGCCCGCAAGACTCTAACCGATGCGGATATTGTCGCTTTTGCGCCGGATGATACCAACGACCGGGTGGATCTGGATATCCCCGATCAAACATGGACAGCGGTCGCCAACGATGGCACCGGCGCGATCGGCGATTTCGTCACCAATTACGATAACGACACCACCAGCGGCACCGATGCCAATATCGTGCCGATGACTCTGCACGATTTCGCTGTCACTCCCGACGGATCGGATATCGTAGCGCAGATTGCAACGGCTGGATTCTTTAGGGCATCGTAGACCAGAGAGCGTATGACCGAGCAGTTCTATATCATCCCGATGGCGCCGGGTCCGTATAGCGCTACCAACAAGCAGAGACCGGATTATGTGGAGGCGGTTGGTTGTTTGAACTGGCACGGGGCGCCGGTTTTTGCGTTCGACGTGTATGTGTGCCGGATCAATACGACCCCGGCAAGGCACGCGGATCTGGCGAGTCGCGCCGGAGTGCGGCAGTTCCCGGCGGGGGTGACGTGGGATACGGTCATCAGCGCGCTGACCAATCTGCAACAGAATTTTGTTTCCAACGTTTGTTCGCAGTTGGGGATCGCCTTCGATGCGAGCGAGACGGTGGGGGGACTGTTGAGTCGTATCCTCTTTTCCGCCAATCTGTCATTCGGCAACATTTCCACGACCACACAGTACAACGCCTTGACGCAGATACAGCGCGACGGTCTGGCGGGCTTTGCCCAACGTTGGGGATTACAGCCACCCGGCGCGAACGAGACCATCAAGAATATGACGGGGCGCATGGGCGCCAAGATGTGGAACGGTTCATTACCGATCCTTGAGGAACTCTAATGACGTTACCCGCCTCCGATAATTTCAATCGCGCCAACGGCGCGCCGGGCGCAAACTGGACGGGGAGCGTGGGCGGCGATCTGACCATCGTATCGAACGCCTTGCAGGGCGCGGGCGCGGGCGATAACTCGATGTATTGGAGCGCGGACAGTCCCAACGCGGCGCAGGCGGCGCAAGCCACCATTGCCACCATTGCCGCCGGTTATTTTGCGGGGCCCTGTGTGCGCGCCAGCGCAACGGATTGGGTATGCGGCGACGCCAACGGCGGGACGAACTGGCAGATCGAATGGTATAACGGCGGCGCTTTCACGGTCATTGCATCGTGGGGAACCGCCCCCGCTAATGGCGACATCGCGAAAATAACCGCCAATGGCTCGGCATTCGAGTTGTTTGTCAACGGTACAAGTCGCGCCAGCGGGAGTAACGGGAGCGCGCCGTCAACCGGCTATGGGGGGATATATATTCATAATTCAAGTAGCGCGGTGGTGGATGACTTTTCGATCGATAATCTGTATACCATCGAACAGGAGGGGTTCCGGTTTGGCGAAGACGATGGCAACGAGGCGGCGCACGGGTGGACGGAGGCGCAGGATACGAATATCACGACCGCGGATAATGTGGCGAAGTTGTTACGCATCCTGGTGAATGGGACGGGGGACATCCCGGCGACGGCGTTCACATTGCGGTATCAGAAGAACGGGGCTGGGGGGTATGTGGCAGTGCCGGTGGGGGCGTCGGTGGAAACTCCGGCATCCGTACGCGGAAGCGCGACAAGCGCGGGCGGCACAAGCGCCAGCGGCGGGATTGCCATCACACTGCCGACGCGGGTATCAGGCGACATACTGTTTATTGCATGGACTCAGGACTGGAATGGAAATACGCCGAGTTTTTCACATAACGGCTCAGGTTGGACAACCAAAGTCAACACGGATAACGGTACGGTGGTCGGGTTAAGGGTTATCGCCCGAATATGCACGAATGACACGAACGACAACATCACCATCACCGGCATTGCTCAGGATTATTCGTATGTTTGCTGGGCGGTGCGCGATCACGGCGTCGCCGATTTATCCGCCGATATAACCGTCGGTACAACCGCAACAGGCACGAACGCCGCGCCGAACCCGCCAAACTGCAATCCAGGCTCAACCAAGACCTACCTGTGGCTTGAGGGTTTTTCGGCGGACGACGACGACGATACGGCTACCTATTGGAGTACGGACTATACCGACGTCGCGCAACAGCAAAGCGCGAGTAGCACATCCTCCTGTTTGACGGCGGTTGCGTCCCGCAGTCTGTCGGCATCGAGCGAAGACCCCGGCACGATGGCGATGGCGGCAACCGAGGAGTGGATTGCGTGGACGATGGCAGTCCCGCCGCTTGTTACGAACAACGATATTTATATCAATCCATCGGGGAACATTGCGGCGGGCGGCGAGGCAACGACGGCGCGATTGACCGCGCCGAGCGGTAAGACCACCTCCGATTTTACGACGGGGCGCAGGTGGGACGACGAGAACGGCACGGATACCACAGACATCGCCAATAATTTTTACAGCGAGTTCGAGTATTCGTTGAAAGTGAAGAGCGGTTTGAGCCACCTCGATGTTTTCGACTTGCGACTCTACGAGGGCAGTACTCCGTTTGCCACGTATACGCTGACGGCGAGGTGGACGATCTCAACGGGATTATCCGCCACAGTCAACCAGGTGACAGAGACGGACACTGCACAACCGATTACTCGCATCAAACAACGAGAGATCGCACAGATCAGTGAAACCGATTTGGCGCAGGCGATTGCCCGGCAGAAAATATTTGCGCTGGCGCAGGTGAATGAAACCGACACGGCGCAAGCCATTGCCCGCATCAAACAGAAGTTGATTGCCCAGGTACTTGAAATAGACGAAGCGCAACCCGTCACGCAGCCGCAAACCATTGTGCCTGTGAATCAAGCGACGGAGACGGATACGGCGCAAGCCATTACGAGTCGCAAGGTGAAGATCGTTGGTCAAGTGGCTGAGACGGACATCGCTCAGGCAATCTCGAAACTCAAATCCCGTTTGCTGGGGCAGGTGTCGGAGAGTGATGTCGCGCAGGCGCTCACGAGCCGCAAGGTGAAGGGGATTGCCCAGGTGAATGAAACCGATTCAGCACAAGCCATCCTCCGGCAAAAGATTCGAGCGGTGGCGCAGGTCATCGAGACGGACATCGCTCAGGCAATCTCGAAACTCAAAACCCGTTTACTGGGTCAGGTATCCGAAACCGACCTGGCGCAACCCGTCACCCGCCTGGCTGGCAATGTGATTCAGCAGGTCGAAGAGACGGACCTGGCGCAGGCGCTGACGAGTCGCAAAGTGAAGGTCGTCGGTCAGGTATCCGAGACGGACATCGCCCAGGCGCTTGCGAAAGTCAAACAGCTCTTGGTGGCGCAGGTGTCAGAAACCGATACGGCGCAGGGCATCACCTCCCGCAAAGTGTTGGCCGTGGCACAGGCGCTTGAGACCGACCTGGCGCAGGCGTTGTTCCGGCAGAAGCGCGTGATGGTATTGCAGGTCTTTGAAACCGACCTAGCATTCTCGATCACCCCCTCCGGGCAGATCGTACTCGGGCTTGCCCAGCTCTCGACCCGCCTGGTGGAGGTCGCGGCGTTGACCGTATTCACACCCTGGACCGCCGACCTTTCGGATCAAGCGCGTGAGGCGGCGACGCTGGAGGATGCGCCGTTATGACCATCCATATCTACAAAAAGGGTCAGAAGGTGCGTTGTGACGTGACGTTCAAGGTTGCCGATGCCTTGACGGATCCCACCACCGTGACCGCCAGGGTCAAGTCGCCCAGCGGCGCCATCGTCGCCTATGTCTACCTGACCGATGCCGCCCTCGTGAAAGATTCCACCGGCGCCTACCACGTGGATGTGACCACCACCGAAAACGGCGAATGGCACTTCCGCTTCGAAGGCACGGGCGTCTGCACGGCGGTCGAAGAAGCCGCCTTCCAAGTTCGGAGCGTGTTCCCATGATGACCCTGCGCCTGATTACCCCGCCGACCGTCGAGCCTGTTTCCCTGGAAACGGTGAAGCAACACTTACGGATCGACACCACCGCCGAGGACGGCTTGCTCGATCTCTACATCGCCGCGGCGCGTGAGCGCGCCGAGGGCTTGTCCCGCCGGGCGTTGATCCAGCAGACGCTTGAAGCGGTCTACGACGAATGGCCCCACAACAACTATGTGCTGGCTGTGCCGCGCCCGCCCCTGCTCTCGGTGACCTCCATCAAATACTACGATGATGAGAATGTCGAACACACCTGGACTGACTACATCGTGGACACCCGTAGCGAGCCGGGCAAGATCATCTTCAACAGCCTGCCCGGTGACAGTCTGCTGGAAAGCGGCGGCGTGGTGGTGCGTTTTGTAGCCGGATATGGCGATGCCCCGGCAGAAGTGCCAGGCACGATCCGGCAGGCGATCTTGATGACCGTCGGGCATTGGTATGAGAACCGTGAGACCATCATCTCCGGCTCGATCATCGCCGAGGTACCGGATGGACCGAAAGAGGCGCTGATGAACGAACGCCCGGGGTGGTTCTAATGCCCGCCGCCGGAAAATACCGCCATCGCATCCTGATCCGGGATGCGCCCAGCGACGACACACGCGATACCTTCGGACGACGCAAGGGCGCCGGAGCCACGGTCTGTGAGGTCTGGGCAGAGAAACAGGACTGGCAGGGCAACGAAGTGACCCAGAACGGGCGGGAGGTGGCGAGCATGTCCACCAAGTGGAAGATCCGATATCGCACGGATGTGACGCCTGAGATGGAGATCGTACTGGATTCGGATGTCTATCGCATCACGAGCGTATTGGATTTCGACGGTCGCAAGCGGGAGCTGGTGCTGACCAGTGAGCAGGTGATCGCATGAGGCGCCCCGCCGCAATTTTGGGAGGTGGACCGAGCCTGCCAGAAGACCTGAAGCGTTTGCCGCCTGATTGCTGGTTGATCAGCGTCAACGATCATGCGTTCTACCATTGCAAGCCGCATGTGCTGGTCTATCAGGATGAGATCGAACGCCCGTATGCTTCCGCTGTGCGAGCGGTGGCGGAGACCTTCGATGGCATGATCGTCTGCCCGTTCGAGGAGAGTCACGTAACCCTGCCGCGTGGCTGGTGGGATGAGAATATGTCGTCTGCATTGGCGACATGGTTCGCCCTGTGGAGCGATTGTGATCCGGTCCTGTTGTGCGGGATGGATTGCTACCAGGGCGAAGAGAAATATTGTCACCCGCGCCCGGGTTTCGATCATGTGATATTCCGGGTGCCGCTGGAACATCATCTGGAACGCTGGCGGCAGGCATTCACGAAGTGCCCGCATCCCGAACGGATCAAGGCAGTCAGCGGTCCGCTGGTGGATATCTTTGGTCAATATGTTATGGAAGGAGTAGAGGTATGAGAGTCAAATTGAAGGTTGGCAAGGTCATTAATGGCGCCGTGTGGCCCGCCGATTCGGTGGTGGACCTGCCGGAGGAAGAGGCTAAGAAATATATCCAGGCGCAGGAAGCCGAACCCGTGAACCTGCCCAAGCCGGTGTTGCGCGAGGAGAAGGAAAAATAATGGCTTCCCGCCCGCGGATGCGCGGCAATGTCAAGGCGAAACTATCGCTTGACCCGGTGTCGTATGCGAACTTCAAAAAAGCATTGAAGGAGTTGGAACGCGCCGCCCGCAAAGAGATCATCGAAAAAGCGTTGTTGGCTGGCGGAGCGGTGATCCATGCCGATGCCGAGTCCCGCGCACCAGGTCCGCTGGAATTAGCCTTCGTGGGCGGTCGCTCCCTTCGCAAGCGCGTGGATCCCATGCTTGCGAAGGTGGTCAAAGCCGGCGGCAAGTTCGCCGCCGTTGGACCGGACAAAGACCATTGGTATTATCGCTTCTTTGAATTCGGCGCCACCCCGCACGATATCAAGCCGGTCAATGCCAGCGCCCTGGCATTCGAAGGTACCGCCAGCAGTCGGACGGTCTTTGCGGCATTTGCCAAGCGAACCGGTGGCATAAAGAAGCAACCTTTCCTGCGCCCGGCAGTGGACAAAAACAAACAAGCCGCCATTGATGCGATGGGCGACGTGCTTGCCAGAGAGATCAAGAAAGCGGCAAAGGCATGACCGTTCTCGAGGAAGGTCTCAAGACCTATGTGGAGGCGCAGGTAACAGCCGCAGGCAAAGGCTACCCGATCGAGATCCCGGAAGATGCGGCGTTCCCCGCCTGGTCGTATCAGACGATTGAAGACGACCAGCTCCTGCACCACCAGGGCGGCACCGGTTTCTATCGAGCCAGGATCCAGTTGGATTTCATGGCAAAGGAAACGGTCAGCCAGTCGGACTATGCCGTGATCAAGGGCATCGCCGCCAGTGTGCGCGCCGCGCTGGACGGTTTCAAAGGCAGTTGGAGCGGCGTGCAGATCAAATATTGCAAGACCACGTTGAGCGACGACTGGGCAGATATCCACAAATTGCCCGTGCAGAGGTTCGACGTGACGATCAATTACAAGTTGGCATAAAAACAAAGGAGATGTACTATGGCTGGAACTGAAGGTGGAATGGGGCTACAGGTCAAGATCACGGTCGGCACGAGCCTGATCGCATTGACCTATCTATTGGAAGGCAGTGAACTTCCGAAATTCAAGAAGTTCGTTGCCGAAGCGACGCCGCACAATGCAACCGGCGGCTGGGCAAAACGAGTGGCGACCGGCAAACGTTCGCTGGAGTCGTTCAAGGTCGTGCTCGGCTGGGACAGCGATGAAGCGACCCACGCCGCCATGCTGACCGCATTCGACAGCGATAATCCGGTGAATATGAGCGTGGTATCGCCGGACGGCGCAGACGAGACGATTACGTTCTCGGCGCATATCGAAGAGATTGCGCGCATGACCGGGCAGGAAGACGCCTATACCGCGGAGTGCATGATCACCCCGACCGGCAAGCCGACCATCACGTAAGCGAGACGCCATGACAAATCAGAAAGCCTTGACGGCGGAAGAAATCCTGGCGGTGGAAGATACGGTCATCGAGGCGCATCCCGTGCCGCAATGGCAGGATCGGATCGTCTACGTACGCTCGATCAGCGCGGCGGAACGCGGGCAGGTCGAAGCCGATGCCGCCAAATTCAGAGAGACCAAGGGCAAGAATTCCACGTTTGCCGAGGAGTTCACGGTCCAGATGGCATGGCGCGGCATGTGCGACCAGCAGGGCAAGCGGTTATTTGATACCCGTGAGCAACTCGTCGCGCTCAAGAAAAAGAACGCCGCCGCCATTGCAGGCATCGCCGAGCACATCCAGCGCCTGTCCGGTTTCTCGAAGGAAGACCTGCAGGAACTGGAAAAAAACTCCTTGGAAGCCCAACCCGACGATTCGCTTTCCGCCTAGCGAAGGAATTGGGCTTCTGGGATGTGGACGGCATGTTGCGGCGCATGTCGTCGCACACGCTGACCGAGTGGATGGCGTACTACAATCTCGAGCCGTTCGGCGCCGAGTTGTTGGATCTTCACTTTGCGCGGTTGAATACCACGATCATCGATGTCAAACGCAAACGCAATTCATCGCCGACCGATCCGCAAAAATTCCGGTTGTGGAAGAAGATCGCCAATTTCAACCCGCAGGAGTATTACGAGCAATTGAAAACCGCCTTGACTTTCAAGAAATGGGACGACGAATAGATTATGGCAACCGCACTCTCGAACCTGCTCGCCCTGCTTGCGCTGGATAACAGCGCCTACCTGGACGGGCTGACGAGCACCAAAGCGTCCACTGATTCATTCGCAGATAAACTTTCGAATGTAGGCGGGGCGGTAGTCGTTGGCGCGCTCTCCGCCGCCGCGACCGCCATCACGGCGGTGGGTATTGCCGCGTGGAATGCAGGCGAAACAATGGATGAAGCGATGGATACCATCGCCATTGCCACCGGCGCCGTAGGTCCCGAACTGGATACGCTGGAGGATGATTTCAAATCAGTCTTCGCCTCCGTGCCGACGGACGCCAAGAGCGCCGCCGATGTGATCGGTATCCTGAACTCGCGTCTCGATGTCACCGGACCTGCCCTGCAAAACCTGGCGGAGCCCCTGCTGGAGGTTTCCCGGCTCCTGGGCGGCGACGCCAAGGAGAACGCCGAATTGTTCGCCAGAGTCATGGGCGATTGGAGCCTGCCCACGGAGGACGCCTCCGCATCACTCGATGCGTTGTTCGTGGCGGCGCAACAGACCGGCGCGCCATTGAATAGTCTGATGCAGCGCATCGTGCAGTATGGCGCGCCAATGCGCAACTTTGGATTTTCATTCGAACAGTCCGCCGCCCTGCTGGCCAAATGGGAAGCGGAGGGAGTCAACGTCGAGTTGGTGATGGGCGGGTTGCGCACGGCGCAGGGTAAGTTTATTTCCCAAGGCAAGGATATGAACACCGGTCTGTGGAAAACCGTGGATGCGATCCAGAACGCCGCCACGCAGACCGATGCCCTGGCGATCGCCACCAAGATATTCGGCGCCAAAGCCGCAGGCGATATGGTGGATACGATCAGGGCAGGCAAATTCGATATAGAGGCGCTCACCCAGGCAATGATGGATGCGGATGGCGCCATTATGGAGACCGGCGCCTCTACAATGGATTGGGGTGAGAAGTGGACGATCTTCAAGAATAAAGCCACCCTTGCTCTGGCGCCCATTGGCGGCAAGATGATGGAGGGCGTAGGCAAGGCAATGGATGCGGTCGTGGCAATCTTCGAACGAGCGGATGTGCAAGCCGGATTAACAAAGTTCACCGAAATGATCGGCAACTTCATCACCAAAGCCGTGGAGTTCATCCCCATATTGATCCA